TACCTAATAGTAGTACTATCTATCCAAAACGTAACTAAACGTCTTAAATGGGCTGTAAATCGTTTTTAACGATATGTTAAATAGTTAAGGTACAATATGTAAAATGTTGTAACATTATTAGGGGTAGATATCTTACTGATTTATATAGGATTGTAACAAGATTTGTTAATTGTTAGTAGCTATACTACGCAAATGTTCACATTTTTAAACCTTTCACGGATTCGTGAACATTATAAACTCTTGTTGTACCAAAATTATAAAGTCAAGTCATTACTTTACTTTATGTGGGGTAAAGTAAAACAATAGCTTTACTATTTTACTTTACTCAATGAGCCGAATACAAGTCAAAATCGGCTCAATGTGACTTATATAGGACAAAAGCACATCAAAAAGTGCATTTTATGACACATTATGCACCTACCTTCCTATAAAACGAAAAAGATTAGCTTTGCTTTGAGCAAACCAAAAATTTAATTTTATTTCCATGGAAGTAACCACCAACGTAGTGTTTGAGGTATTGCAAAACTCTAATAAGAGGATTTCTGTGATGCAAGGAGGAACTCGTAGCGGTAAAACCTACAATGTTTTAACCTGGTTTATAGTTAAACTACTCCAAGAGAGAGGAAAAACACTAACAATTTGTAGAAGTTCCCTTCCATCCATTAGAGGATCGGTCATGAGGGATTTTATTGAGATTTTATCTAAATATAAGCTCTATTCAGAGGACAAGCACAACAAATCGGAGAATTTATATTTTCTGAATGGTAATACGGTGGAATTTGTGTCTACTGACCAACCGCAGAAGATTAGAGGTCGTAAAAGGCATTACTTATTCATTAACGAGGCAAATGAGGTGAATTACGAGTCTTGGATGCAGTTAGCACTAAGAACTACGGATAAAATCGTAATTGACTATAACCCTTCCGATTATTACTCCTGGATTTACGATAAGGTGATTCCTAGAGAAGATACCGACTTCACCATCACCACTTACAAAGACAATCCCTTCCTAGATAAAAATATTATTGCGGAGATTGAAAGATTGAAAGATGCTGACCATGAATACTGGAGAGTTTATGGTTTAGGGGAAAGAGCCATTAGCGAAGCAACTATTTATTCACATTGGAGAAGAAGAAGAAACTTTCCTGAAGGGGGCGATGTTTTTTACGGACTTGACTTTGGTTATAACAACCAGACTGCCCTTGTTAGGTGCAAAAACTTCGATGGTGACATTTATGTGGAGCAGTTGATATATGATACCAAAATGTCTACATCCCTCCTAATAGACCGCTTAAAGTCAATGGGACTATCTCGTAGAGATGAAATATTTGCGGATGCTGCCGAACCCAAAACAATAGCTGAGGTAAATAAAGCAGGATTTAATTTAAAGTCAGCTACCAAAGATGTGTTCGCAGGAATTAACAAGGTCAAATCATTTCCATTATTTATAAAATCAGAGTCTTTGGATTTATTGGATGAGATTAAAAACTATAAATGGAAAACAGATCACGATGGCAACACAATGGATGAGCCTGTTAAATTTCGTGACCATTTAATGGATGCGATGCGTTATGCTATATACTCAAAATATGCAAAACCAAAGCGAGGTTGGATTGTTTAGGTGAAAAATTTGTTACTTTTGTAAAAATATCATATAGTGAAGTTAACGGACATACTAAGTGCGGTGAATCCTTTTAAACAAAAGGCAGCCCCTAGAAAAAATACGAACCTTAATAACCCATTCGCTGATTTTGGTGGCTTAATAAGTGGTAGAACGCTTTATCCAAATTTAGACTATGCCAAGTTCGTACAAGACTACGATAACAATAGCGAAGTCTATTCTATCATTAAACGTATCTCTAAAACTATTTCTACAGTTCCATTCTACGTTTATAAGGTTAAGAACAAAAAAGAACTAAACACTTATAAGGCAATGATGGCTAACGCATCAAGCGGAGCAGACATCGCTAAAGCAGAATTAGTTAGAGTGAAGGCAGTTGATGAGATTGCTGATAGCCCATTAAATAAATTATTAGAAAGACCGAATCCTTATCAATCATTTTCTGAGTTCATCGAGAATATTATAGGGTATAAACTTATTACAGGGAACTCTTACATTTGGGCGAATAGACTTGCTAGTGGTAAGGTCGCTGAATTAGTTACTCTCCCATCTCAATATGTCGCTATCATAAGCGATGGTACTATCAATGGGGTTGAAGGTTACACTTTTACATTAGTTGGATGGGATCAGTTGGATGCTAAAGATGTAATCCACTTAAAATACTTCAACCCCTACTTTAACACTAACGGACAACAACTATATGGTTTATCGCCTTTACAAGCTGCTTACAGAACTGTTCAACGCAGCAACGATGCTAAGGATACCTCTGTAGGTATGTTGCAAAATCAAGGACCGAAGGGTATTTTGTATGCAGATGAGTCAAATGATTTCGGACCTGAACAAGCTGGTAAGTTAAAAGAAGATTTTTACAATCAATATGGAACTAAAAACAAGATAGTACAAAATGCAGGTCAGATTTTAATTGCAGGTGCTAAATTAGGTTGGGTGAATATGGGATTATCTCCTGTTGACCTTCAGTTGTTAGAATCAGAAAAAATTACCCTTCGTGAGTTGTGTAATGTGTACGGAGTCAACTCTGCATTGTTTAATGATCCTGATAACAAGACTTATAACAACATGAAGGAGGCTAAAAAGGAAATGTTAACCCAAGTAGTACTTCCTGAATTAGTTTTGATTCGTGATGCGTTTAATAGATTTTTTGAAGGAGAAATCGGACAAGGATACTATATCGATTTTGATATCACAGTATTCCCTGAGCTTCAAGAGGACATGAAAGAATTATCTGCTATCCTTTCTCAATCATGGTGGATTACACCTAACGAAAAAAGACAAGCAATGAGATATGATACTGTTCAAGATGATGTCATGAATACTATTTACATTCCTGCTGGTTACTTGCCTATCGATGAGTTAACTATGTTACAGAATCCAAGAGATGCCCAACAACAAGGAGATTATAATTTACCCCCTGTAAAATAATAAATATGGAACTTAAGTCATTCGATGTATTACTAAAAGCTTTATTAAGCGAATTAGACATCAAGTCAATAAACAAGACAAATCCTAAAGGAATAACTCATGCTAATTCTTTAATTGCTAGTGGTGATGTAAAAGAACCATCAAGTTGGGAGCATCCAACAGCAGACATGGAGAATGCCTATTTAGAGGCTAATGGCTGGGATAAGTTTGCACAATGGTACTTAGGTATAGATACAAATGCTGATCCTGAAACAAAGGCTCATTATGGATATGTTTATACTTCTGATTTTAAAACAGTAGATAGACAAGGTTTAAGAGCAATCCGTCAAAGAGCTGCTCAAAATAATCAAACCGCTATTTTCGCAGCAGCAGGAAAGATGATTGAAAAAATAGATGCAAAAAAGAATGGTTAATGCCCAAAATATTACAACCTTCTCAGCAATTCAATTTGCAACAAACCATAGCGAGGAAATCTATTACAGAGTTTAGGAGTAAAATCCAAAGTGCTCTGCAATATGATTTTAATAAGGCTGCGGATTTGGTAAAAGAGATGGGAGTATACCAAGTGGCTAACTATAAGAAAACATTTTTTAACCAAGATAAGATTAGCAATATTTTACGAACTTTGTACGAAGGTACTGGTGGATATACTGCTATGAGGTATCAAAAGATATTTGACAAGTATAAGAAAGCTGAAACTATCGACCTTGATCCATTGAACATCATGGATGAGTGGTTAGCGTTTATGTTGTCTTATTGGACTGCTATAAGTGGTTTAAAAATGTACGGCATAGAAAACACTACCGACAACGAGATAGCTAAAATACTAAACAATGCGATTGCTTATGGAAGGTCTAACAACCTTTCTACAAACGAAGTAAACGCAATGGCTATTCAGCTTCTTAGAGAAGGTAAGATAAATGGTGCAAGGAGTTTATTGATTGCAAGAACCGAATCTCATCAAGCTTTAAGCACAGGTGCGATTGGGGCAACACAAGGAATTAATATACCTTTGTCAAAACAATGGATTCATGCTGAGTATGTTGGTAGCCCAAGATATTGGCATATGGCATTAGACAAGCAAACGAATCCTGATGATGGTGGAGTAAGAATACCTGTGAACCAACCATTCATAGTAAACACTCCAAATTATGGTGTAATTGAAATGCAATACGCACATGATGCAAGTGGCGGAGCAGTAAACAACTGCAACTGCCGATGTTGTACGGTGTATATTGCTTAAACAAATAAATATGAGTAATTTTTATAACAAGAAAGCAGTAAGCGGAGCACCAGTCGACATGGCTGATGATTCAAGAACAGTTACTGTTTATTATTCTGCTTTTGGGAACGTAGATAGCGATGGCGATATTATCATGCCAGGTGCTTTTACAAAATCTATTAAAGAGAATGGACCGAATGCTAAAAATAGAATTTGGCATTTGTTTAATCACTCTACAGACAAACCTGTATCTAAGCCTAAGGAATTGGTTGAGGATGCTTTTGGTTTAAAGGCAGTCGTTAAGATGCCAAATACAACTTTAGGCAGAGATACTTATGAGTTGTATAGAGATGGTCATATCACAGAGCATAGCATTGGATTCCAAACAATAAAGAATCAAGCTAAAACTGGATATAACGAAATCACAGAAATTAAATTGTTTGAAGGCTCTTCAGTTTTATGGGGAGCTAACGCTAATACACCAACAATAATGGTGAAATCTGAAATTAAAACTACTATTATAGATGAGATAGCTAAAACTATCAAATCTTTAAGAAATGGTTTTTATACAGATGAAACATTCGGTTTGTTAGAGTTAAAACTTAAACAATTACAACAATATCTCGTAGAGATGGAAGATGAAGAGTCAATCCCTTCAGAGGACCAACCGCTTACAGATTTTCCAGGAGAATTGCAAACTCCAGAGGAAGATGCACAAGAAGCATTGGATGAAGAAGAAGATCCGACTATTTCCGTTGAAATAGAGATAAACAAATATTTACAATCATTTAAAATTTTCAACTAATGGTAGAAGAAATTAAAAGTGCGTTCGAAGGCATTAAATCCGAAGTAAACGGAGCAATCGAAAGTGCAAAGGCTGACAATGCTAGTGCATTAGAAAGCGTAAAGGCTGAATTAGAAGCTACTAAAGCTTCAATCTCAGTTGTTAAGGATGAAATTGAAAAAATGGAAGCAAAAAACAATCGTATTAAAATGAATCAAACAGAAGTAAAAGGTTTTAATGTAAGCCTTGCAGAAGCTATCGAACAAAATGGAGATAGCATTGCGAAATTAGGTCGTGGTGAACAAAAAAGAGCAGGATTTATCATGGATACCAAAGCTGTTGGTACTATGTTAGAATCTACTAACTTGACTGGTGACATCACTCGTCAATATGCTAACCAAGTATATGCTTTACCTTCTCGTAAGGTGCATTTAAGAAGCTTGTTACCAATCGGTACAATCTCTCAAGGTTTATTTACTTTCCCTTATGAAAGTGGTGGAGAAGGTGCTCCAGCAGCTCAAACTCAAGGTAGTTCTAAAGCTCAAGTTGATTTTGACATTGTAATGAAAGATGCTCCTGCTCAGTATATTGCTGGTTATGTGAGAATCTCTCGCCAAATGTTAGATGATATACCTGCTATGACTTCTTTCTTACAATCTCGTTTGTTAGAGCAATATTTGATTGCAGAAGATGCTCAGTTATTGAATGGTAATGGTACTGCTCCTAACTTGACTGGTTTGACTATCAATGCTACTGCTGCAACAGGTGCTGCTACAGTTGACGTTGAACAATTAGTTCAAGCTATTGCTCAGTTAGAATCTACTAACTACTCTGCTACAGGTATCTTAGTTAACCCATTAGATTGGGCTGCTATCATGAATACTAAGAACTCTGGTTCTGCGTACTCTTTACCTGCTGCTACAGTTGTTACTACAGATGGTAGTGTATCTATCGCTGGTATCCCTCTTTACAAATCAACTGCAATCGCAGTAGATAAGTTCTTAGTTGGTGACTGGAACATGGGTGCTCAAATCATGCAAAATCAAGGTATCTCTGTTCAGTTCTCTGAATACGATGCTGATAACTTCACTAAGAACTTAATCACAGTTCGTGTTGAGGCTAGAATTGCATTCCCTATCTACTACGCTGGTGCGTTTGTATATGGTGATTTTGGTAATGTAGCTTAATCTTTAATTAGATTTACTATACAAGGGATAGCCTAAAAAGCTATCCCTTTTTGTTTACACTAAATTTTAGTTATTTTTGTAAAAATTAGCATAATGCAGATACTAAGAGATGTAACTACAACAGTAGCCCCTTCGGCAACCATAGTTACTTTACAAGCAGCTAAAGACTACTTAAGAGTAGATTACAGCGAAGATGATACTTTGATAACGAATCTAATAGAAACTGCTAGAATCAGATTAGAGCAGTATGCAGCAGTCGCTATGAGCCCTAGAACTCTAAAGGCAGTAGCTTATGTAGATGAGTTTATTGAGCTTCCTTATGCTCCTATAAATACTATTTCAAAGGTAGAATATTGGGATGGTGTTGCTTGGGTTGAATTATTAGTTGGCAATTACAATGTTTTGGGTGATACTTACAAAAAAGTTTATTTTACTTCTCCTATTATGAGTGAGTATAGATTCACTTATACTTGTGGATATGCTACAACTCCTGAGTCTATGAAAACGGCTCTTTTGAAAATGGTAGGTGATTTATATGAATACAGGGAATCAAGTGTTGAAAGCACTAAGCCTTCAGCAAACTTAACAACGGCATACGAATTAATGAAACCTTACAAAAGGGTAAGTACCTTCTTATAATGATAGGACAATTAAGAAATAGGATTACATTTAATACTAAAACAAGCGTTTCTGATAGTGCAGGAGGCTTTGTGAATACTTTAGTACCATACTACACTTGCTGGGCTGAATTGGTCACTAATACCAATTCTAGGACTAATATAGCAGGTAAGGATAGTATTAATGATGGAGCTACATTTAGAATTAGATATACAAGTGATAAAGTATTTAATAATGCTCTTGTAATAACTTGGAAATCAAGGACTTATATGATTAATTCAATCATTAACGAAGCCGACTTAAATCAATATTATTTAATAGGTTGTTCAACACTTAAGTAATGGCATTTACAGCTAAAATAACAGGAGTGGCTGCTATATTAAAAAAGATTCAAGAAGCACCTCAAAAGGTAGCTACAGAATCTATAAAAATAATTAATGAGTCTGCTCAAGAAATATCTAATTCTGCTAAAGCTAAAGTTCCAGTTAAAACTGGATTTTTAAAAGGATCTATTGGTTTTACTCCTTACCAACAAGGGCAAGGTGCATCTGTTTACGCAAGTGCACATTATGCTCCTTATGTTGAATTTGGTACTGGAGATTATGGATTTGGAATACCAGTTTATCCTAATGTAAATATGGGTGATTTAGAAGCCTATGCTCTTACATTTAAAAGACATAAGAAAACAATAGGTATGCCATATAGACCATATATGTTTAATTCTTATAGTGAAGTTTTAGGCAAGATGGTGAATAAGATTAAGAAAATAAGGATATAAATATATTTCATTAAATTTGTACCAAAATGAA